GTGAGACTGAAGTGTGGGCGTCATATGACGAGTTAGACTTCGGAATCGGGCTTTGGAGGAGGATCGGGTTTAGGGGAAGGGGAAGGTAGAGGTGGGAGAGAAGGATGTCCAGGGTGGGTCGTATCAGTACGCCCATCCTCTGACGGCAAAGAACGGAAAACACTACCCCCAACTGGGGTGGGGCTAACCAGTTCAATGTCGTACTCGACGAATACTCTCCCGATCACCTTGGCACCGACATCGTTTTGGCCGGCTTGGGCAAGGACATAAGCTGCATAGGTGACATTTTGTTCACCTGAGGTACCAACATAGTACCAGGGTAGGGAAGAGTGCATCTCACTGGGAGAGAGACTGACAGAGAAGTCAGGACCTCTTCCACCGATTGGCATTCCCCCATAAGCAGGACCTGAGGACCACTTCTGGAAGAGGTAAAGCCCCTCATAAGATGAGGAAGCTAACCAATTCTGGGTGTCCAGGTATTCCGTTGCCATAGCCAGACCGACTTCGCCTGAAGTGGACGTGGGACAGGTCGAGACATAATAAGCTCGGAGACTGTGTACACGGAACTTGGCGTAGTTCAGGGCGATGTTTTTAAGCCAGTGTGTGGAACTAAAATTCCCACCGAAAGTCCAACGGGACTTAGAAAGCGAAGTCGATAGGGATACCATCGTGCCAAGGGGTTCCGTGTACAATACACGGACACCATCGCGGACGGACCTTATCGTAGGCTTTCCACTCCTAAGGATGGATCGGTTTCCCCCAGTTCCAAAAGGTTGAGCCGAAGTAAAGGAGTTCATGTTCCGAGGAACACGACCTCCTTTATTATTGGTGTTTTTCTTTCCTTTCGCCATTATTTAATTAGTGCAGACTCGGAGTCCGGACCATTACGTTCGGAGAGGGGCCCCATGGTCTCTCGATTAGCCTACAGGCTAGACCCCACGTAATCAAAATGGCAGAGTAAATGGCTGAGCTAGGTCGGGTTGGTAACCTCTCCGAGAGTGAAACCAACGTGGACGATCATCAGACCAACAATTCTGGAGAACTGATTGCAGTGCAGAACCGGATAGCGGGGCCAAAGGTCTCCCCTCGGTATTCCTCTTCATGAGGAAACGGTTGAAACGACGACGCCCAAATACTCGGAATTTCTTCTGAGTCGGAATTTTCGTCACCCACCGTTTGATCTGCATCAGTTCCCTTGCCAGTCCTCCAGATCGAGAGTATGGGTCAGGTAGAATATCCTCAGGTGGCATCTGGCCATCTGGCACTCCCCATTCCAGAAACTCATCTTGTAGAGGAATCTCCTTCTGGTATAGAGTCTCGATCCGACTGAAGTCGGTTAGGAGACCCTCCCGGTAGGAGTATAACCCTGTTCGATGAGCCTCCATCCAAAGTCGTTGGTAACGGGTATATTGATGACCCGAAGGAACGGGTAACCCCAGGTTCCCGAGGGCCGTAGGCCCAAACCAGGATCCAGGGAAACCCCCAATTATTGGATACCGTTCTCGGATTAGTCGTTTCGCATGGTGATGGTGAGCCCCTGGTACACCGGCCCAGAAATCTTTAAGGATTCCTGAAAGCTGTTCCCAGGGGGTGACCTGTCTACCTTTTGCGTCAACGAAATCGGCAATATAACCCAGTAAGCCCACATTAGGGAATACCAGACGAACCAGACGGTTCGACTGTTTTGACCAAGTGTAGACTTCTGAATTAATCATTGCCATGTTCCGGGAATAGTAGTTCTTACCAACAGACTTTTTAAGTCCAACATGCCTCGTATTTCTCTCCCATAACCGGTACTCCTGTTTGGAGGCCGGGAAAAGGACATCGTCACCGTTAATACGGATAAAACGATCCTTGGGAAGGCACATTGAGGATGCAGACTTATTAATGATGCAGAGGAGAGGGAATGATAGGATATGCCCCATCATCTGACCCCGCTTTACCTGTGTAAACTGCACACACTTATTTTCTTCTTTTACAGTCTTAGTGTCATTATCCCCGGACTGGGAGTGGAGCCGTGTGTTCCAACTCAGGAACTCACTACCCGCTTCAGTATCCAGGGGAGAATTGGCAACAAAAATGCTACCAAATGAGTGTAGACTGTAACGCCGAAACCAGTCTTCCAGACACTGTTGCCCATACTGGTCAACAAGAATCTGAGGAAAGGTGAAAGTGGTGCGGTCAAGCATGGAGTTACAAGTGAAAAGGGTGTAGTGAAGGTGAATACGATCTGTAGCCGCTTCATAGTCTCCAGAGACAAAAGATTGTCCCTTGGATAGTCTGAGGTTGGCTATAGCGTCAGTCACCTTCGCACCCCCAATCAACTCGTATACTGGCTCTCGTCGCATTGTCCCATGCCAGGCCTCTTGGATAGGCTTCAGAAGTTGATTAACCCACTGGGACTTGGTAATGACTCTTACTTTAAGAGGTTCACCAAGTCCTTTAGGTTCAACAATAGAAGGCAACCAGGGACCTTGGATCGGGAAAGACTCAATGGCTAGCTCAAAAAGACCTAGAATAAGTTCATTCCAGATGGGAAGATAATTAGCGAAGAGCAAGTCTTCTCCAAGATTCTCCAGAAGGTCAATATGCCGCAACCAGGGATAGGTTGAGGTTAAAGGAC